ATTGCGAGGAAAAACAAGATGCCTTTAAATTTAGCATCTCCTGGAATTCTGGTAAGGGAAGTCGATTTAACTATTGGTAGAGTTGATACAACTACTGATAAAATTGGCGGTATTGTTGGACCTTTCGAAAAAGGTCCAGTAAATGTACCAACACAAGTTACCAGTGAGAACGAATTAGTTAGTATATTTGGCAAACCGTATAGTACTGACAAACAGTATGAAACTTGGTTAGTTGCCTCATCATATCTTGCATATGGAGGACAATTAAGTGTTGTTAGAGCAGATGATTTAGATGCAGATGGCACAGGAATAAAAAATGCTTTTGTGGGATCTGCAACAAGTGTAAGAATTAAAAGTAATGAACATTATGAAGAATTAGGATATGGTGAAAATCCTATTACTGATGTGACGGTTGCTGCTAAAGATCCAGGAACTTGGGCAAATGGTCTTAGAGTTGCTATTATTGATGGTGCAGCAGATCAAACCTTAACTGTTGCTAGCGCCGTTACTGGAATGGAAGTTGGTTATGGTATTACTCAAGCAATTGATCCTGCAAATAATGTTATTTCTGGTGCAGGTGGAACATCTACAATTGATGGTCATCTAAAAGGAATTGTTACTAAATTCAGTACCACTTCATTAGATGTTAAAGTTATTTCTCATGTATCTGCTGCAGGTACAGAAACAGCAGTAGAGTACAGTGATGTTTATAAATTTGGTAAAGTAGGAAATGCATATTTCCATGCTGTAAATGCTGGTACACAATCAGCAAATAAAGAAGTTAATGCTGCTATAGATTGGTTTGATGAGCAAACATTAGTTTCTTCAACTGCTACTGTTGGTGGAGCAACAACTGAATCAACCATTAAATGGAATACTATTGCAGATAAACCAGGAACTTCAAGTTATGCTGCTGCAAGAGGATCTAGATTTGATGAGGTTCATGTTATTATACTTGATGGTAATGGAACTATTACTGGAAATACTGGTACAGTTCTTGAGAAACATTTAAGTCTTTCCAAAGCAAAAGATGCAGAATTTTCTGTAGGATCTCCTGCTTATTGGAGAAAGTACTTAGAAACTAATTCAGAGTACATTTATGGTGGAACAGGTGCTGTTATTGGTGTTACAACAACTGGATATAGTGGTACTAACTTTACAAAATTTGGTGATGGTGGTTGGGATCAAGATGCTGATAATATTATTTTCAATACTTCTGGAGCAAAAAATTTAAATTTAGTAAAGGGTACAAATTATGGTGGAATATCTACCATAACAGATACTGGAGCACTTAATTCTGGATTAGATGATTTAATTACAGGTTATGGTAAGTTTGAAAATGATACTACAGTAGATGTAGATTTCCTACTTATGGGATCTGGAAAATATGGTAAAGATGAAACTAGAGCACTTGCTCAAAAATTAATTGCTGTTGCAGAAGTTAGAAAAGATGCTGTTGCATTTATTTCACCTTATAGAGCAGCAATGATATCTGATACTACAAAGCAATCTGCGGCAACTATTCTTGATGATGCTACTATTACATCTAATGTAACTAATTTCTATTCAACTATTACTTCAACCACATATGGTGTATTTGATAGTGGATATAAGTACATGTATGATAGATTTAATAATGCGTTTAGATATATTCCATTGAATGGTGATATTGCTGGATGTTGTGCAAGAACTGATATTAATGATTTCCCATGGTTCTCACCAGCGGGTACTGATAGAGGAACTATATTAAATGCAGTAAAACTTCCTTACAATCCAACCAAATTACAAAGAGATGCTTTATATTCAAATAGAATTAATCCAGTAATTCATTCACCAGGAGCAGGAATTATTCTGTTTGGTGATAAGACTGGATTTGCTAAATCATCTGCATTTGATCGTATCAACGTTCGTAGATTATTCATCTACCTTGAAGATGCAATATCTGCTGCTGCTAAGGATCAGTTATTCGAATTCAACGATGAGATTACTAGGTCGAATTTCGTTAATATCGTTGAACCATTCCTACGTGATGTTCAGGCTAAACGAGGAATTCAAGATTTTGTTGTTATTTGTGATGAAACAAATAACACTGCTGCAGTAATTGACTCGAATGAGTTTATTGCAGATATATACATTAAGCCTGCAAGATCAATTAACTTCATTGGTCTAACATTTATTGCCACCAGAACTGGCGTTTCATTCGAAGAAGTAATCGGCAACGTTTAATTAATTTAGAGGTTTAAAAAATGCCTTCCCGTCAACAACAAAACACTATTCCATTAAGGAAGATTAGTGATTTTAAAAGCAGACTATCTGGTGGTGGTGCTAGACCAAATCTCTTTGAGGTTGAACTAGCATTCCCAGATGCTGTTGCTATAGCAAATGATGTTTTGAATAAAGCAAGATTTCTTGTTAAAGCTGCTGCACTTCCAGCATCAACAATTGCTCCAGTCGATATTCCATTTAGG